GTCCTGAAGAAGTCATACAGCATCCTGCAAGACGATTTCTTCAACTATATGCACAATGCTGGGTATACCGATGTAGACCGCGGCGAGCGCGGCAGTACCGAAGAACACCTGACTGTCACGCAGTTCAAAGTCCAGCGGGAGCAGGAGCGGCTGGACAGCCTGACCGCCCAAGCCGACCAAAAGGCGCAGTCGCTTGCCAAAACCAGTCAGACCCTCTCCAAAAAGGAGAAGGAACTTGCCGCTGTGCAGAAAAAGGCTACGCTCACGAAAGAAGCCCTCATTCATGCGCGCGATCTGGATTATATCGGCAAGCGCACCTTTCTCGGTAACTACTCGCTGACCGAAGAGGAATTTTCTAAGTTGAAAAAGCAGGCCGACCATGGCTATATGATGGACGTGGAGAACCGCCGCCTGAAAGAAGAACTTTCCACCGCCAAGAAGGAAGCTGCTCATTGGGGTCAAAAGTATCATGAGCTCTGGTATGAAGTGAAGCCTTATCTGGATGCGCTCCACCGTGCGCCGGAGCTGGTACGCGGCTTTCTTGAAAAGATTCTTGCCCCCAAGCAGGAGCGCACCATGAATGTGCCGCAGAAAAACCGCAAGCGTGGTCAGGATATGGAACTTTGAGTTTCGGAGGATACTATTTGAACAAAAAGAAGAAGTCAAACAAATCCGGCTATCCGGATGAAGCAATCAAGACCCTTGCACGTTGCTTTTATCCCTCCATGGTTGAGTTTTTCAACAGCGAGGAAGGTCAGCGTGAATACGAGGAGTGGCTGAAAGAGCAGGAAACTCTACAAGCCTTGCCTGTTGCAGCATAAAAACAGCAGGACGCTCCCAGTAAAGGGAACGCCCTGCATTACATAATATTACATCTTCTCAAAACGAATTTTGGGATTTTGTGCTATCAAATATTTACAAAATGTATCCTGTCCTAAAATTTTTAAAAGGTTTTTCTCCAAAGAAAAGCGGCTATTTTCGTCAAAATAGTAAACCACTATGTTGGCATTTTCGGTTTCAAAAAATGGCAGCAAAATGTCTTTATCCGTTGGATCTAACGAATGCCCATAAATATATACGTTGAATTCCTCATCAGCCTGGCTTGAAGGAGCCCAACTGTACTCAACTCGAATTTCTTTGAACCAATTCAAAAAGTTCAAATCAGTACAATACTTATAACGCTGATAAAATTTGAATGTTTTCAAAAAATACTCATTCAAATCTGCATTGTAAAAATCACTTCCAACCCCCATGACGATGGGGGCATTTGAATCTTCGTCTAGCCTACCATGAACATAGCAAATGTTTTTTTGAGAAAGGGCAGATGCAGAACTGTACAATTTCAAAAAAGTCGGGGTATAGTTGAACGATAAAAAGTGATCAATTTTGATTTCATCTATCAAAGATATTGGCGACTTTTTAGGAAGCTCAACAGTGTTCACCCACACTATGTATTTTTTGAACAAGCTGATAAAATCGAAAATTTGTTGGATGATTGTGTCTTCTACGTGGTTAAATTCATTTCCAGCCCAAGGACCCTTTCCATTGGAATCAAGAGTCATCTGTAAAAAAGAACTTTTCGCTTTCACAACACGGCTATCCCAAAAAAGAAGTTCGTTGTATAAGCCATCATCGGCTTTTTTAGACTGTCGGCTAAGATGTTTCTCGAAATCACTTGTGTCATCAACAATCAGCCTTAGTTCGTTTTCAAAATCCACCCAACCATCTTCGCAGCGATGCTCAATATACCTGAATAAGGTGGACTTTTTCACTCTGATGAAAAGTTGATACGACTCCTTATCTATCTCATATCGTTCTCCAAGATACTGCTTGAAATCGAGTTCTTCAGAAATCTGATGAACGTAATCGGAGTATCTTGTTGGCAATCCATGTGCTAAATCAAATCCGTTGCCTACAATTAAAATATTCATTTAATCCCCCGGTTCAGATCCGCCGCAATATCCACAAAAGGCTCCCGGCAGGCCACCCGCGTGTAAATTTCCTGAACCACGGCAGCCTGCGCCTTATCCAGCACAATGCGGCCATTCTCCCCTGCCTTGTACCCCAATGGCAGCGCGCCGTTGCTCAGGCACTTGCTGGCATTATCCATCATGCCGCGGGTGATGTCCTCTGCCATATTCTCGCTGTAGAACTGGTTGACGTTCATCATATTGCGCAACGCAAAGCGGCCGGCAGCGGTATCGTCAAAATCTTCCTCCGCGTAAAAGGTCCTTACGCCCCAGTCTTTCAGGCGGGCTTCATTGGTCATGGCCTGCAGCATATTGCGGCCCATACGGTTGGACTTCCACGCCAGTACGCAGTCAAAATAACCTTTTTCCGCATCCCGCAGCAGGCGCTGAAAGCTGGGGCGGCGGTCGGATTTGCCGCTGATGGCTTTATCCTCGTAAGTTTCCACCACATCCAGCCCCAGCCGCACGGCCAGTTCCCGGCAGGCTTTGACCTGCTGTTCAATGGATGCTTCCCGCTGGTTATGGGACGAATACCGGGCGTAAATCGCCGCCCGGCCATGGCGGGTATTTGGTTGCTTCTTTTTCATGGTATCACCTTTTGGGTTTGCAATCCTGCCCGCAAGGTGGTACAATGCGATTGTCGGGTCGATTGTATCCACTTTTGTGGGCAAGCTGATCTATGAAAACGCTCTCGGTGTTGGCGCACCGGGGGCGTTTTTTATTTTTATCTTCTTCTCCGCCTCTTTTTCGGGCGGAAGAAAACCAGGATTGGCGCAAACATCAGAATAACGGCAAACACCATGGCATATGCGCTAATAACCACGATTCCCGCCGCGACAACCACCAGGGCAACTGCGGCGGCTCCGATGGCATACAGGGCAATTTTCAGGACGACCTTTAATACTTTCAGGATCATCCGCTTTCTTCTTTGCTCTGTTGATTCATACACGCGCAGTAAGTCGTCCAGTTCGCTGCGCCCCCAAAGTTTTACCCCCAGTGAGGCCGCCATTTCTCTGGCGGCTGGGGTAAAGTCCTGATTTGTCAGAACCACCGGCACGCTGCTGCCATAATAGGCGGCACCTGCATAAGCTTCCTGCACCGCATGGTTGCCAACGGGCGAATTGTACCGCTTGCACTGGATGGCATAGGATATCCCGTTGTTTTGTGCCAAAACATCAATGCCATAATCGCCGCTGGCCTGTGTAACTTGCACCTGTTTATAACCATTGGCCCGCAGGGCATCCGCACACAGGTGCTCAAAATCATGGCCTTCCATGTCATCGCACCCCTGCACCGTGGAGACCTGGCGTTGAACCTCCGGCTGCGTTTCGACAATTTCCGGTACCAGTGGCTGTGCTGGAGTTTCTTCTGCCGAGGGCTGTACGAGTTTCTCCTTCGGTGCGCTTGCCTCCTTCACAGTGCTGCGATTGATCTTAATGCCTTTGGCTGCGGGGGCCGCTTTGGGTATTTGCGGTGCTTTGGGCTTTGCATATGGCGGCAGCACCACCCGCGGTTGGGGCCCCTCATAAGGGCCAATAACTTTTGCCTGTTCCAGTTGGTCCAAAATGCGGGCCGCGCGGGCATACCCCAGATTGCAGCGCCGCTGCAAAAGGCTGGTGGAGGCATACCCTGCCTCAATCACGCACTGCCGCGCGTACTCATACATGGGGTCTGGCCATTCGTCACTCTCCACCCTGCTGGCTTCCCGCACAAAATCGTCATCATAGTGGTGCCCAGTTGCCACGGGAGCGATCAGGGTTTCAATTTCTTCGTCGGTCAGTTCTTTGGTCTGCACCCGCACAGGGTTTGCATAGTTAATGGGAGAGAATAATGCCGTTCCGGGGATCGGCAGCAGTTCCGCCCCGGGGGCTCCCATCCGGTTTACCGCGTTCTTTGTTGCCACGCGGAATGCAAGGCGGCTGGCAAATCCGGCAATAATCTCTTCCTCCGGAACCTGCCGGGCCGCCGCAATTATGTGGATGCCCACCGGGCGGCCCTTCTGGCAGATCTGCTGTATCTGGCCCACACATTCTTTCTGCGCAAGCAGCTCTTCCATGCCGTCTATTACGGCAACAATGTGGGGCAGCGGCGTTTCAGCCTGCTGGTTATAATCCTCCAGTTCCCGCGCACCGCACTTGGCAAACACAGAGTAGCGCCACTGCAGTTCCATGCACAGTGCACGCATGGCGCCAGCCTTTTTCTCCGGGGCGGAAACCGGCGGCATTAACAGGTGCGGAAGTTCCTTGAACTGCACAAACTCCACACCGGTTTCATCCAGCAGCACCAGCCGCAGCTGCTCTGCCGGGGCCCCATGCGCCAAAAGTGCCGTCTGCGCCCGCAGAAAGCTGGAGCGCCCACACCCGTTCATTCCGCAAACCAACAAATGCGGCAGCTGGTCCAGCGGGTATACCACTGCGTTTTGTGCTTCACTTGTCCCGATATACAATTCAAGAGGTTTTAGTTCCGGAATCGAACACATGGTACTTCCCTCCTGGTTGGTTTGATTTACTGATTAAAGTTTATCCCCCTGCACTGCGTCCAGTAGTGCAGGGCTTTTTTTATGTAGTCTTCGTCCAGGTCAAAATATTCTGCCAACTGCCAGGGTTCTGTGTAGCCTGCCCGCATTGCCGTGCGGATCTCGTCCGGCGGCAGACAGCGGCGGAACGCGTCCGCATCGGCGCGGTACTCGTTCTGCTCCACCAACTGGAACGGGCTGTTTACCTTATGCAGTGCGCCTGTGTGCAGGTGGCCCGATTCATGCAGCATGGCGGTGCGCATCTGGCGCACGGTATGCAGACGGGAAAAATTAAGCCCAACCGCATATGCTCCATGATATCGCACTGTCGTAGCAGCTGCCGGAAGCCTATCAAATGGTATGACATCCACATCATGAACCCGACAATAGCTATAAAATTCTGACGTACTAAACATCAAACGCCTTTCTCGCGACGTTTTCTTCGGGCATCCATAAGATCGAGGAAGTCGCGCATATCTTCTTTTTCTTCCTCGGTCAACTGCTTATAACGATTATAAAATGCTATGTCGGCGTCATCAAGTTTGTCATGTTCGCTGGTAAGGTCAGACATCTGAATACCAAGCCAATCCGCCATACGCTGCATTTTGTCAACACGAGGATACTTTTTCCCGTTACACCAGTCCGAAACAGTAGAGCTGGAGCAGTTCATGTAAGTTGCAAGGTCAAGCTGAGTATATCCTTTGCTATTAAGGTACGCTTTTAGATTTTCAGCGAAAACCATTTTGGCGTTGTCACTCATAAAATCAACTCCTCATGTCGTCATTATACGCTAAAAGCAAAATAAAATCAATATTTTGCGAAAATATTTTCGCTTTTAGCTTGACATATCGCTTTAAGCGAGTATAATAAATTATAGAACGGAGGTGATTCAAAATATGCAGACCCAAAAATTCCCAAAAATTTCTCTTGCAGCTGCGCGTGTAAACGCAGGATTAAACCAGCAGGAAGCAGCCAAAGCGCTGGGTGTCAGCGTTGCTACGCTGCAAAATTACGAATCCGGGAAAACCGTACCTCAATGGGGGACTGTACAGAAGATTGAACGCGTGTACAAATTCCCGGCAGATTTTATTTTTTTATCCATGCATTCGCTTTAAGCGAACAACGAGCAAATTCCGCAGCCTTACCCTGTCAACAGCAGCTAAGATTGCCGACCACTTCGGCGTCCGCATTGATGACCTTGTGGAGCATTCCTAGCAGCTACAACCATTCTACCACAACCCCTGTCCCATAGTCCGGACTTTGAGCCGGAAGGGCTGGAAATTTTTAGGAGGTGAAACAAACCCTTACAAATGTCTTTCCCATTGGTGTAAGCCTGACCAATCCCCTTTGAAAATCCGCTCGCTTGTACATTGATTGATGGCGCACTATTTTCTGCATCTCTTCCATAACCAATGTGTGTTTAAAGGGCTCATATACAGCATCATCGCTAAAGTGTTCTGAATAACTAATCTCCGTCAACCCCAACCGATTCAACGATGTCATAGATGCTGCTTGCAACTCAAAGTCCTGGAAGCTTTGCATGTTTGCGTTTCCAAGAAAAAAGTTTTTGAACCCATCAGCGTATCCACCATCTTCTGAAGTTATAAGTCGATAGCTAACAATAGGATAAGCATCTCTACTTCTGAGTAATGCCAAGTTTTCAGCATCCAATGGCGACATTTGAGCAATCATCGTTGGGAATGACGGGTGGACTTGTGACTGATATCTTTTGTCAGCTGCATTAACGATAAGATTTTCAAACATTTTTCGAATTTCTTCTTCGTTCAAGCAGTATTTAGCACTATCCATCGCTTGCCCGACAACTTGGAGACGCGGCTCAATCAGACAATTCTCAGGCTTTTCTTCAAGCTTTTTTGTCAGACTAGCCTTGAACACTTCCAAGTCATGCTTTTGCTGAATGCGTGCTTTCTCCGCCTTAAAATGAATGCCATTCGTTGCCATGCTCAGCAAATCCCCCAGAAGGGTTCCGATTCCCTTGGCTGCTGGCTTTAGTGCTTCTTTCACTGTATCATCCACACAACTTGGCAAGGGACTAATGTTAATCGTTTTCGATTCTTTTTCATCGCTCATTATTCTCATTCCTTTCTTAGGAGGTTTTATGGACAAACTTGCCCTTATGTTAAAGATACTTATTACTGAGCAGAAAGTCAATTTTTTTGACAACATCTGTCATATCTGCGAAAAAATCGAACGCTGGCTTATGCAGCACCACTAAAAAGGAGGTATCCTATTGACCCCTTCCTCTCTCCCCGCCACTATCAAAATCACCACCACCGCGGAGCCGGACCCCTATGCTACCGAGCGGCTGGCGGCGGCAACGCTGGATTTTTACCACCGCTTTATGCAGCGTCCCGATGCCAAGGAGCTACTGGAACGCAAAAAGGCCGAGCTACGCGCCCGCGGCGTGCGGCTAAACTGAAAGGAGAACCAATCATGCCCCAAACAAAAACAGCCGCCCCGGTGCTGCAACACCGTGACGGCCAGACGAAAAAATTCATCACCTGTATTTTACCCTACATCAGCCCCATTTGCAAGGCTTTCGCCAATTTCACGCTAACGGCCTGCGGGCTGGGTGCGATGTGCGCCGCAACTGCCCTGACCCAGGGTGGAGGGGCGGCATCCTTGGCCGGGCTGGCAGCCTGCCTGCTGGGCGGCTGGGCCGCGATCACGCTGCGGGAGGTGATCCTGCATGGATGATAAGCTGATCTTTACCACCGGCAAAGACTGCCGCGAGTGCGGAACGGTTGTTCGCATCAAACCGCGGGCCGCTGTGTGCATCACCGACCTGATGCAGCGCACCGGCAAATCCGCCGCGGAGATTGCCTCCGACATGATCGAGTTTGCCTACCAACACTGTGAGGTACAAAAATGACCGCCCTGGACCGTTTTGCCGCTTTGGACAATCCCTTTCCGCCGGATGAAGAGCTGCCCGTTGGCTGCACGGCTGACGGCGAACCTTACTACGAGGGTGACGAAATCGTAACGCTGAACGGAGAAACCTATTTTTATGACAATCTTGACGTTGACACGATACTGACCGCGCTGGGCATTCCCGTCCAAACGGCTATACGGGAGGGCTAAGATGGATAACATTACAACGCAGCACCTGCACTGGAAACGCGCATTCAACCCGGACTGGTTCGGCAGCTGGTGCCTGCCGGACGGCAAAGACGTGGTTTTGACCATTGCCGCCGTGGATCAGGAGCTTGTGACCGGCGAAAAAGGCAATCAGGAGATGTGCCTGGTCGTCCACTGGAAAGAGAACGCCAAGCCCCTGATCTGCAACAAGACGAACGCCAAAATGCTGGAAAAGCTGGCCGGTTCGTCCTTTATGGACGAATGGGTGGGCATGGCCGTGCAGCTGTACTTTGACCCGACCGTAAAGTTTGGCAAAGAGCGTGTGGGCGGCATCCGCATCCGGCAGAAGAAGATTCAGGCGGGCACCGCGCCCGCACCTGCCCCGCTGGTTTGTACTGACTGTGGGCAGCCGGTACAGGCGTGCAGCATCAACGGGCAGGACTGGACCGCTGCCAAAGTGGCCGAAGCCGCCCGCAAGAAGTACGGGCAGGTGCTTTGCTGGCCCTGTGTGACCAAGCGGAAGGAGGCTGAAGACCATGCCCCGGAAGTTCGTGTTGACTGAAGAGAATTACCACAGTCGGGCTGCCCGCAAGCGGTGGTTTTCCAGCAGTGACGTAAAAGCCGCCAAGCGGTGCGAATCCGCCTGGCTGGCAGACTACTGCGGCAAGATTAAACACGAGGAAAACAAGCCAGCGTTTGCATTTGGGCACCTGTTTGAAGCTGCCCTTACCTTGCCCGGCCCCCGATACCGGGAGTATCTGTCCGCACACCCGGAGCTGTGCAGCAGCCGCGGCCCCACCAAAGGCCAGCTGCGTGCTGAATTTGCTGCCGCCCCTGAGCTTGCCCACGCCGTGCGCCGCAGCCCCTACCTGTGGGGCATTGTGCGCCGCAGCAAAAAGCAGGTGATCCTGACCGGCGAGCTGAACGGCATGCCGGTGCGGTGCATGATGGACCTTGTAGACCGCGACGGCAGCATTTACGACCTGAAAGCCATGCGCAGCTTTTTGCCCATATACGACACGATCCGGGAGGAATACCTGGACTGGTGGGCGTACTGGAACTACCCCATCCAGCTGTACATCTACCGCGAGATTGCCCGCCAGAACGGTCTGGACGTGCCCCGCGTGGGGCTGATCGCCGCCAGCAAGACCGACGGCGATGTGCAGGCCATTGCCTTTGGTGATGAGATCATGCAGGCCGCTGCCGCAGATACCGCTTATATCATGCAGCGTATGCAGCAGATTTTATCCGGGCAGGAAGAGCCTGCCGCCTGCGGACACTGCGCTTGGTGTATGAGCCACAAGCGCATTACCGCGTTTGAAGTAATTTGAGAGGGCTGAACTTATGTTAAATATTATCGCCATTATGGGCCGCCTTGTGCGCGACCCGGAAATGCGCCAGACCACGACCGGCAAGAGCGTGGCATCCTTCCGCGTGGCTGTTGACCGTGGGAGCAAGGACGCGAACGGGCAGAACCAGGCCGACTTCTTTGACGTTGTTGCTTGGAACAAAACCGCTGAATTTGTGTGCAAATACTTCCAGAAAGGCTCCCTGATTGCCATTGATGGCCGCTTGCAAAGCCGCAGCTATCAGGACAAGAGCGGCCAGAACCGCACGGCAATCGAAATCATTGCCAACAACGTACACTTTGCTGGATCCAAGAACCAGAACGCAACACGGGAGCCAGACGTTGCTCCCCCACCGGCAGCCAACCTTGACAGCTATGCCCCTATTGATGATACGGGCGACT